AACCACATCTTCTCAGGTGACTATTAACTATAGCAACAACTCAGGTGGTACTCACCAAATGTTATGGGGTAGCGGTAATAGTGTATACGGTACAGGTAATATAACTTGTATTCCGGGTTCGGGCATAATTAGTTTGACAGGTAATTTAAATTCTGGTGGTATAGGGATAGTTGGTTTTGGAAGAATGTATGGCGGGGACTTCTGGCATAGTGGTACGAATAACAACGGTACAAGAACGCCAACATTAAGACTAGGTAGATTCTCTGATGTTGAGACTCCTGCTTATACAATATATACTGATGATACTAGTGGCGATATATTAGATTTCTTCTCTGAAAGATATACAACAGATTTTAGGTTGACTAGGAACTCTGACACAGGTCTTAGAAGTGCAGTAAGAATGGCTAGTGATAATGGAGGTAGCTTTATTGACCTATATAGTGGTGGAGGCTCTGCAGTAAATTCTAGGATTACTACAGCTGGTGATAGTTATTTAATGGGTGGTAATGTTGGTATAGGCATATCTTCTCCTTTGTATAAATTAGATGTAGCTGGTAATTTAAGATTTACTGGGAAGTTACTTATGACTGACACAGAAACAAGTGTTACTGAAGGCAGTCAGACAGCTCGTTTTTCAAAGACATATTCTAGCGCATCTGGCATAAGCAACTTAAATTTATATAGCACCGCTTCTGTTGTTGTATTTGATTTAACAAATGGCGCATATAGCGGTAATGAAAGCTATAATGCTACAGCTTTATTGGCTCAAGCAGTTATAATAGGGAATTCAGGAACTGTATCATCTCAACCGATGAGGGCTATTATGACAGGTGTTGTAGGACAAAATGGTTCGGCTACTATGAATATTGCAGACTATAGGCATTTTGAGGTTAAGCAGCCAGACAGGGCAGGTCTAACAGGACACGTTATCCAGAATATATATGGACTAAAGGTGGCTGATATGAAAAGCTCTACTGGGTACACAATCACTAATAGCTGGGCTATATATCAAGAAGGAGCTAATGACAACAACTACTTCAATGGTAAAGTGGTTCTTGGCTCAGCAACCGTAGGTGTATCTAAATTAAGGCTAGTTGGATTACCAACATCTGCAACAGGACTGTCTAGCGGTGATGTATGGAACAATGCTGGTACATTAAGAATAGTTTAACTTAAATTTGTAAAACTTTAAAAACAAATAAAAATGGCAAAGATTCAACCAATTGAGTTTCCTTTAGAAGGAATCGCAACAACATTAGAAGTTACATTACTACCTTTTAAAACAAGTGATGTAGCGGCAGGGACTTACAATAAGCTTTTAACAGATGAAGGCAAAGAAGTAATACCCGCTTGGAATTATACAATGACTGAAGCAGAATATGCTGCTTGGGGAGAAGACAATTCTGTAGTAGATGACTACGTAGCTGCTGACAAGGGGCTAGTTATTATCTCTGAAATCTAGGGTGTTTTTTTTGGTTATGAAAACTAAATTCCTTAGTATCTTTGACTAAATAATTTACTATGTTGAATTTTGAACAACCACTGAAAGGACTCGATGGAGTCGAATTGAAAGATGAAAAAGATCAGGCAGTTACTCTTGGTAAGCTTCTTGCTAGCCAGCTTGCATTCTCTAACAAGGGAGATGCTCTCAAGCTGTTCACATGGGCACAGAAGATGTATGAAGGTAAGCCTCTAGATCTTGACAAGTCTGATGAGACAGTTCTTAGGGACTTTATCAAGGGTAACGAGCAGTTGACGAATATCGCCAAGGCTCAGATTCTAAGTGTATTTAAAGATTAATTAAATGACGGATATCGTTGAGAGTAGGATTAAGGCTTATTTAACCCCAATCCTGATTACGTGCTTCGGTGCAATTTCATGGTCGCTTATTAGCGAAATCAGAACTGATGTAAAGCTTCTTCTTGAAGCCAATGCTCAGACTCAGGTTAAGATCCAGCAGCTTGAAAAGAGGCTGGACGGTGTTGAAAATATCCTCTACTCTCAACGTGTATTCGCCTTGAAGCCAGATGAAATTGAAGTACCTAAGCGTAAACATTAGCATCATCATATTGATGTTTTCCTGCAACCCTGTTAAGAAGGTGATGCGGGATCCAGTAAGATTTGATGTTGTCGCCAAGGAGGTAATACGCAGAGGTTATTGTAAAGCAGATACAGTTATAGAGTATAAGGATTCTATTGTTTACAAAGACTCTATAATAGAGAGAATAGAAAAGATTCCGTGTGCGGATTTTGATACCACAATTGGTCGTGCACGGATAAGAGTCAGCTCGGGGGTACTAACCTACTCAAGCAGGGACTCGATAATATACAAAACAACTACTAAGACTATAAGAGATTTAGCTATGGAGGAAGTACTCCGTGGTGATATATCAGATAGGGAAGCTGAGATTAGGTCATTAAAGGATCAGGTTCTCAATTCGCAAATTGAAAAGAAGCAGCTAAAGAAGGACGCCAATTTTTGGAGATGGAGATTCTGGGGTGCATTGGGATTGATTGTTCTGTTAATGCTGGCTAAGCAAGGAATTAAGGTACTATTAAATAGATTTTAGATGGCGCTCTTTAAAGTAATGGCAGCAAAGGATGGTAGTTCGGCTTGGAAGGCTGAGGGTGTGAACCCAAAGACGGGTCGGGAGATTACACTTAAAGGTGGCGAGGCCAAGCACAGAGGAAAGTGGGGAACACAAGGCGGTAAAAGTGAAGGACAGGTAAAGAGTTACTTCGCTAGGCACGCCAAGAACGACAGCCCCAAGGGATATATAAATGATTTAAACTGGCGACTAGGTTCACGTATTGGCAAAACTGTGAATGTACCCAATAATAGATTCTAAATGAACATTAACGACATCCATAACACTATTCTATTTATACTCGACAAAGAGCAGGATGGCTTTGTAACACATGGCGAGATAGATGATATGTTGGATAGAGCACAGCTGGTTTTATTTAACCAGTACTACAATAATCCAAAGGTTCCTGCTGCGGCACAACCTCAATCATATACACAGAACCAGAGGGTTCACGATAGCTTGTCTGCGTTTAAACAACTGCACACATTTACTACGGCTAACACCCCATCAGGAGTGCTTACTCTTCCGAATGACTTCATGAACTTGTTAAGCTTGTACACCACAGTGTACAACAATACCTTGTCTAGGAATGTATACTCAGCTGTACAGATCCTACCAGAGGATGAGTTGATTGTTAGATTGGAAAGTCAGGTTATACCAGTAAGTGCTGATGAGCCTATTGGTATTATGAATAAGGAGAATAAAATACAGTTGTTCCCCGAGCTGACATCTAATGGTGGCGTCTATTACTTAAGGCGTCCTGCTAAGCCAGTGTTCGGATATACTCAAAGTGGAAGGACCATTACTTATAGTTCAGGTACATCTACGCAACTTGAGTGGAAACAAAATGATTTAATGAATGTTATCGTAATCGCATTACAATACATAGGAATTAACCTTGACGCAGACGGCGTACTACAGTATGCTGATGCAAAAGATAAAGAAGGACAATGACAACTCGTTTTAAAATATCGGAACAAATTCAGAGACTCATCGCAGGAAACCCTACGATAGCTACTCGTGTTCACATGAATGACATCAAGCTCTTGGTAGAGCAGGTTGCCAATCAGTTGCTGAAGGCGGACTTCTTTGCTGTTAACATGCCTGAAGGAGATACCATACCTAATAACTGTATGGTGTTTACTTATGATAACGTGGCTGTCACTACATATAAGACTACAAGAAGTAAGGCTTCTCTCCCGAGCTTTCCAATAAGCTTGCCTAGGAATATGGGTGTTCTTCATGTATCAAAGACTGATGCAATCGACGAACCATTTGTTCCCATTCCAACTTCTTTGTTTGGAATAGTAAAGCCACAGACTTTGCTTGGCGATCTGTCTGGACTAATAGGTTATGAGGTTTCTGGAAGAGATATTATCTTTACCAAGAACCTTCCGGGGCTCGGGGTTAACAATGTGTTTATCAGATTGGTTGGTGTAGATCTATCTCAATTAACTGACTATGATCCACTGCCTCTATCTGCAGACATGGAAGGACAGGTAGTTTCTCAGGTATATAACATTCTTGCTCAAACTCCGCCATCGGACAGGGTACAAAATATTAATGAATGAAGACGTACACTTTAGATAACATAGTTAGATCAGCGCTACTGGATAAAGGTTATCCAATGCATTGGTATTTACAATTCCTTAAATACGGTATTGACGGGTTAAGGATGTTGAACTTTGATGTTCTTCAGAATGTAAAGAGCGTAAGGCTACCTGTTAATTCATATAAGGCAGCTACGCTTCCGTGTGACTTTGTTGATTATATTAAGGTTGGTGATGAGATAGGACAATATATTTCGCCATGGGGTGAAAAAGATTCTTTTAACCGTTTGAATAAATTTGACGCTAATGGAAACAAGATCAGCTACGGAGATATCGAAGCAACTAATGGTCTTCTCCCTGCAGACTGGGAAGGATTTTGGTATACAAATTATGTTAACGACAAAGGCGAACATCTTGGAAGAATGTTCAATAATTTCTCTTCTTTTAGAAACTCATTCCAAATCGTTAGAGAAAGAAACGAGATACAATTAGATACTAGTTATACTGGCACTGAGATTACTATGGACTATCTAACAGATGGTCTAACATCTGATGCCAGTAGTGCTATACATCCTTATGCTATTGATACTATCACGACATACATATTCTGGAAGATGAAGGAGCACGCACGTCAATACAACATGAGTGAGAGGGCTATGGCTAAGGATGAGTTTTATAATCAGCTTAGATTACTTAAGGGCAGAATGAACGCAATGGATGTTAACCAGATCCGTAGAAGCCTTGCTGGTGGCTACGGACCAGTGATAAGAAACTAATGATCAATAAGAAAATATTTCTCAACGGAATTAATCAGGATGACAGCTACGCATTGGTTGACAAGGCAGACTATTTGAATGCTGTTAACATGAGATTTGCTTCTAGTGAAAATGGTAAGGCTGGTGAGCTCTCTAAGATAGAGGGTAATGTTTTGAAGAATGCTAGGATCGGGGGAACATTCACTCTTCCCGGCGGAACCAATGAATGTATTGGTGCATATGAAGATGTACCCGGAAGAAGAATATTTTATTTTAATAAGAACTCTAATGGTAGTCACGGCATCTATTGTTATGATGCTGACACCGATTTAAACTATACTGTATTATTAAGCTCTCAGCTTGTTGGCGGACTTGGATTTAGTTCATTGGTCCATTCGGTAGCGATGGTTGACAACTTGTTATTCTGGACAGATAATGTAAATCCTCAAAGAAGAATTAATGTTGAGGCTGCAATTAAATTAAATCAGGCTACGTATTCAACTACAGTTCTTCCGTATGTTCTAGACAAGAACAGCTCGGGGGGATCTGGCAGTACGCATATCGCTAGCTCTGTTATAACACTAATAAGAAATCAACCATGGTCCGCATTGACTGTTGTCAAAGTGAATGATGCTGGTTATGTAAATAATTTTATAAAAGATGAAGCGTTTCAGTTTGCCTATAGGTTTGTATATCGTGATGGTGAGGTTAGTACGTTCTCTCCTTTATCGAAACTAATAAACTATAACACTGCGGCAGAGAATACTGCACCAGTTAAGAATGCTGTTGATATTACTATCCCGCTTGGTCAGAAGATAGAGCAGGATGTTGTTGGTGTTGAGATTGGAGTAAGGTATTCTCTTGATGGAAATGTATTAATCATGAAGACCTTTACTAGTGGGTTTACTACACACAATAGTGGAACTGCTTTGACGTTTAGATTCTATAATGATACTGTTGGCGTAAGTGTAGATAATGCAAGTGCGGTTAAGCCGTTTGACTCAATCCCCCGAACTTCAAAAACTCTGGAGATTGCTAAGAACAGATTGTTCCTAGGCAATAACTTAGATGGATATGATACGCCAACTACGACGACACTTAGTATTAGCACAGCAACTGCTGGTGCTGGTTCTGTAAGCGGGCAGTGGTATAAGGTGGTATATAGAAGTGGTGGCGTAACTATTACAAGATATTGGTTGTACATTATTGATATCACTACTAACCCCGGGTACTATGTTCCTGCGTCTCAGCCTACACTTCCTATCCCTGCAACCAATGTTGACTATACAACATTAACTTTTGCTGGTGGAAGCATTAGTACTATTGCTACATACTTAGGTATACCAGTATCTGATGTACTGGCGTTACAATATCAAGGCCCTACTGTGACCATAACTAATGCAACACCTAGTTCTATTGTTGGAACTCTTGCATTTAAAAGTGCAGCTACTTATAGGGCTGGTGTGGTTTTCTTTGATGAAGCTGGCAGAAAAAGTGGAGTTGTAACTAACGATTCAATTGTAGCTGCTACACCTGATAGAAATTATTCAACGGTATCTTTTGTTACAAACATTAACTGGTCTTTAGATAATAACAATAACCCTGCTGCGCAGATACCAGATTGGGCAACACATTATTCTGTTGTTAGAACTAAATGCTTAAGAACTTCGTTCTTTGTTCAATTGAGGGCTAACGAGTTGCACTATATACCAAAAGATCCTCTTACTGGGGAGTATGGCACATTAAAGCATAACTATAACGCTACTGATTTTGGAATTGCAGTTGAGGTCACAGCGTTATTTAGTAATGGCCTTGGATATACTTATCAAGAAGGGGATATTTTAAAGCTTTATGTTTCTGGTGGTGCAACTTATAACCTAGCCGTTAAAGATACATTCGGAGAGTATATAATTGTAGAGCTAATCAACTTAGGTAATCTGTCATCAACAGCTGCTTTATACGAGGTTTATTCTCCATATATAAATAGCACAACAGAACCATACTTTGAGGTTGGTGATATATATAAGATCGACAACCCGGGATTAAATACTAGAAAGTTTGGTACTATATCTGGATCCTTCCGTGGTGATATATATATATTACAACGGACTATCCCTTCTACACATTTGTGTGAAGCTATGGCGCCAATTGATATATACTGGAAGAATTGGTTTACTGATATCGGAAGACCTACAATAGTTCTCAGCTCGGGGGCATCATCAAAGCCTGTAAGCGTATACTATTCTAACGTCATACTACAGGGAACTAAGACTAACGGCCTAAGTACATTTGAGGTTCTTTCTCAAACAAACCTACCAACGGAATTAAAGCAGATCAACAGACTTGTTTTAACATCAAAGGTTCAGCTAGAGGGAACTGTTATGCTTGCTGTAGGAGAACAGGAAACTGCATCTATATATATTGGCGAAGCTCAGATATTTGATAACTCTGGGAATTCATTTCTTGCTACCACCACTGGTGTAATAGGTAATGTCAATGTTATGAAGGGCAGCTTTGGTACAATCAATCCTGAGAGTGTTTATAAATGGAAGGGTGAGGTTATGTACTTCGATGCCAACAAGGGATCATGGGTAAGATATAATACCAATGGTCTGTTCCCGATATCAGCTAATAAGATGGCAAAGTATTTTAGAAAGGTAGGTCAGGATATACTTGCATACTTTAGGAATCCATCTGAATATAATTACGCTAACCCTAACTTTGCTTTAAGGGTATTAGGTGCTGTTGATCCTTACCATGAAGAATACCTGTGTCATGTTCCTAGAATGTACGTCAACACACAGAATACTATTCTTAATGACATGGAGCTAACCTATAACTCTATTGCATTTTCTACACTGAATGGATCTATGGGCGTTAGTGTTCCTAGTATGTCATTTGCTTATGTCTTAGGTAGTGGTCCTAGTGCGTCACAGTCTTCTAATTATACAGGAGTTAGTTTAGTTATTAATGGAACAATTAATGCTATTGCTCCCCCGAACTTCGAGCTATCATTCGATAACTTAAACTTTGCGCCAACTGCAACTATGCCTTATACGGGTATTAATAAGTCTGGCACAATTTACGTAAGGATGAAAGCTGGATTAGCTGGCGGTTCATACGGACCTAGCAGTGTAATACTATCTGATGGATCTACTGGAAATATCATTAATCTTAGTGGAAGTGTGAGTGTGCCTGTTACTCCGTTAATAAATACGAGTACGAGTGTGCTCGGGGGATTTACATATGTTTCTGGATCTGGTCCTTCGACTGCTCAATCATTTACAGTATCTGCATCCAACTTAACTCCATCATCTGACAACATCACAATTACGCCATCAACAAACTATGAAGTATCTGTGACTTCAGGAACAACTGGATTCAGTAGTTCTCCTGTTACACTTGCTTATACATCTGGAGGTACTCTTGCAGTTAATACAGTTTTCGTAAGACTCAAAGCTGGATTAACAGCGGCAAGTTACGGTTCAGAAATTATATCTGTATCTGGAGGTGGTGCTACAACAAAGAACGTAACATGTAGTGGTATTGTTTATTCTGGTGGCACACCTACTATATATGCATATCCTAACAGTGGATATGGGCTATCTGAATCTTCAGCTTGCTCAATGGCGTCTGCTGGTCTTACAACTCTTACATCATCAAGCGATACAAGTTCGTTTGGTCTGGGATCTGTGGTGTTTATCAACCCTGCAGGTACAACCTTGCTGACTGGTTACACACACATATTTATGAATGGCGCCAACTGGGATATTGATCCTACGTATGGTGTTGTTATTTCTTACTCTTTAACTCAGTGCTAATGGCGTCAGTAGTAGTATCATTACCAGTAACTATCGATAAGCTGTACAGGATAACTGCACCGGCTGGAACATCTCTATATTATAACGGGAAGCTGATTATAAATGGTGGCGGTGTTGGTTATGTTATTGCTGGTATTGAGAACATATTCATAGCCGTAACTGCAGCTGTCGCAAATGATAGTATTATCATTGAAGAAATACTAAGATCATACTACGACGCATACGATGGACAGGTTGCCGTATGGTGCTTTCAGCCGGGGTTGGATAGGTGGACAAGTAAGTATTCATTTGCCCCCGAGTTCATGACCTCTGTTGGTAACAGGCTAGTATCATTTAAGAACGGATACCCATACGTTCATAATTCTTCCTCATACAATGTATTCTATGGGGGATCAGTATCAGACTCTGTTGTAGCGTTTGTGCATAACGATGCAGGCACACAGATCAAATCATATACTAACGTATTTATAGAGGGTGATGCACCAGATATACTGCATTGTAGAACAGAGATACCTAACGTACAGAGTACAGACATTAGGGCATCTGAGTTTGAGGTTAAAGAGGGTGTGAAGTATGCCGCTATACTTAGGGACAGATTGTCTCCAAATACTACAGGAACTTATAACGAAAAGATTTATAAAGGCGATAAGCTAAGGGGCGAGGTTGCTCTATTTCAGGGTGTCTTTTCCTTCACTTCCGCCAACAAATTATTGAAATTTGCGGGTATCGTGTTTAACCCGTCTAAAGGACATCAAAACGAACAGTAATGCCAATACCTTTATTATTAGCCGCTGCTCCTGCAATTGCCTCTAGTGTCTTCGGCGCTATCAAAGGCATTCAGTCTCTTAGTCAGGCTAAGAAAATTAAGCCACAAGAGTATGCTTACGGTGACGAGAGATTGCTTGGGAACGAAAGCAAGTATGCTAAGCAGATGCTAGGCTTAGCTCAAACTCAATTAAATGCTCGTGATCCTTTTGCTGTTGCTCAGCAGAGAGGAATATTAGGAAGTCAAGCCAATGCAATGGCTGGTGCACAGAGGGCCGTAACAGACCCTTCTCAGGCTCTTGCAATGACTGCAGCTCTTCAGGGTAATACTAATCAAGCAATGTTTCAGCAGGGCTTAGCTGAGCGCCAAGGATATCAACAGCGTCTCGGTAATCTAACTGGCGCACAGGGTGTAATGATTCAAGAGGGTGATAAGGTATATCAAGATAAGATGCAGAAGTTCATGAGAGATCAGGCAAGAAAAGATGCTCTTCAGCAGGCCGGAACTCAGTCTTTAATTAACGCAGGCACAAGCCTTAGTTCTTCTCTATTGGGAATGGGTAAGGCTGGAGGATTTGGTAAAATGTTTGGTGGCGGCGGAGGTGGTGGTAGTGCCGCAGCTGGTAGTGCTGCTGGAATATTCGGAGGTGGTGGATCATCATTTATATCAGATGGCTACGGTGGTGGATATCAAACAAGAGGCATTGGAGGCATGGTAGGAAAAGTATAATAACTATGGCGATTACAAGAGCATTAGAATTTGATCAGACGCCAAACAGAATGCTGTTTGAAATTGGTGAGCAAGCTCGTCAGCAACAATTAATGCAACAAAAGTTGCAGCAAGAAAACCAAGAAAAGCAACTTGATGTTTTGCAGCAAATAAATCCTGCTGCCTTATATCCAAAGTTTGAAAAAGAAGTTGTTGATCAGTCTGTTGGTGAATTAACTGCAGGCATGGCTAACTATATAAAGCAAAATCCAAACGCAAGTTACATTGACCTACAAAATATGGTCAATCAAAATCTTGGTCAAATTGCTCGTTGGTCTGCAGGTGTTAAGTCTATGAAAGATAATATAGACAAAACGCTCTCGCTAATGGATTCAAAGTCTCCTTACGACAAAGGAAGAATCCGTGCATTGTCTATTGATAAAGCACTGTATAACACGGACGAATCTGGAAGAAAGGTCCTAAAGGGTGCAGACGAATTTGATTTTGATTCAGATATAATTTCTCAGGTAATAGTAGATAATGAAGATAAGCTTATTGATCCTTTTAAGGGAGAACAAGCTATGAATGATGTTGTGAAAGATGCTTCTCTATATACAAAGAATGTAGAACAAACAGTTGAAACCCCTGATGGAAGAAAGACGGTTGTCGTTGGGCAGAAGTCTTCCGTCCCTTTCTTTTTGGAAGCAAAGGACGGCGAACTCAGGGTTAAAGAACAGCCTAACGGATATATAGACGAAGGTGTTTTCCAGCAGTTCTATCAAAATCCTGCTATAAGAGCGAACGTAAATGCCAATGCTAAATCTAATATGAAAAAGATTGGCGTACCTGATTCACCTGAAGCAAATGAATATTTCAAGAGGGCTTACCTAACCACTTGGTTGGAGGGAAATAAGAAGGGCGTTATTGATATGGTTGATAAAACATTGTATCAAAAACCAACAGCGCCTAGTGGTTCGGGAGCAGCGCCAGCTGACCAAACATATATTAACGCATACCAAAAGATAGATGCACTTACTTCTTCTAAGAAGAAAGGATTCGGAACGCCATTCAATGAATTGGATTTGGAAACACAGGATGTGGTATTAAAAATGGTTAAGCCAGCTCTTGGTGGTGTATCTGTTGGTCAGGCTGATATATATCTAAAGAAAGAAGCTGATGGGACAAATGCTGTTTATACATCTAAGGCATTGATGGACGATGATGGTAATGTTGTTAGAAAAGCTAATGATAGAATTGGCGCACTTACAACTACTGGCGTAAACTTAGCGGCTAATAAAGGTGGAGGAGTAAAAGCAAAGAAGGCTATCATGCAGCAGAAGTCAAGTAAGTATGTTGTTGGTGGTAAAGAATATAGTATGGATGATTTGAAGGGAATGGGATATACTGAAGATGACGTTAATCAGGCAATAAAGGCAGGAACAGTTAAACTAAAGTAATGCAATTAAACACTGAAGATCCACTAGGAATATTAGGTAAGAGCGATCCACTTGGAATCTTAAAAAAAAAAGATGGTGGAGTAACACCACCTGCTGGTCCATCACCTGCAGCATTACTACGTTTAGAAGAATTAAAAAAACAACTAAACGAAAATCAGCTAAAGCCAAAAAGAACAGAACTTCCAAGAGAAGCAAAGCAAGCTCAAGTAAGAGCTGAGTCTATTAAGACTAAAGAGGAAGTTACTCCAAAGGTAACTCCAGTAATGTTTTCTAAAACTCCTACATTCAAAGTAGAGTATCCAGAACAGGATGAGCTAACTGCTAAGGTACTAGGATTTCAGAGTGCTCAACAGAGAGTGCAGTTCCAAGAAGAAGATCAACAGAAAAAGCAAGAGAATACACAGAAAGCTGCTGATGAATTTTACAACACTAGCACAGGTAAACTTTATTTTAATTTTTTTCAACCATTAGCAGAATCAGGTGCTAGGGCTATTGGTAATACTGGCGCTACTATTTCTAGGCTTGCCGGAGAAGACGAACTTGCCGATGCGATAGTAGATAGGTTTACTCCAGAGAAAAGATACGAAGGTACTATTGCTGGTAATAAACCAACCAAACTACAAGGTGGTTTATTTAATGATGGGAAGGCTAATTATTCAAAACTGCCGTCTAGTTTTGTTCGTGGATTAACAGATATGGCTTGGTTGGTTTCGCCAGCTGGTGGTGTAAGCAAAGTCGGTCAGGCTGCTGGCCTTACACAAAAGGTAGCAACAAGTACCGGTTTAATTGCAACTTCATTTTTACAGTCTAGGGAAGATTATTATCAGGAAGGTAAGGCTTCTGGATTAAAGGGAGATGCCCTTGATAGTTTTGCTACTGGTGCCGCTGGTTTAACATCAGCTCTTGAAGCGGTGTTTCCAAATACTATTGCCATGGGCGGATTCAGATCCAAGATGGCTAAAGAATATGCTAAGCAGATAGCTAATGGTATTACTGCTAAGGCAGCATTAAAGGCTGGCGCTAAGGAAGTTTTAAAAGAGGCTTTTGTAAAAGAACCTATTCAAGAAGTTACTCAATTGGTTGGAGATAAGGTTGCTAGGACTTTAACTGATATGACCACTGGTGAAGATAATTTTGGTGATCAGTTTGATTGGAATAAAAGCAAGGATGAGATTTATGAAACTCTTGTAATGACTCCGTTAATAAGCCTTTTTGCTGCTGGTTCGGGGGCAATTAGAAGCTACACTCCTACTAATTATGAGAAGGCTTTATTTTACGATGCTTCTAAAAACCCACAACAGGTAAACCAGTTCTTAGATAATAAGTTCATAGAAAAAGAAATTACCGAAGATCAATACAAGCAAGCAAAACAAAAGTTTGCCAACTACAATACCTCTGTAGAGCAAGTTAAGAATCTTGGATACTCTGAAGATCAGACACTGCAGATGGCTTGGGAGTTATTTTCTGGTAAGGAAAAACTTCCAATGAATCAGTCAGTGATTGCTGATCCAATATTAAAAGATGCGTTAGGTGATGAGATAAAAAAAGATAAAGAAACAATATCTGAGAATATTAAGTCTATCGGAATGGGTATACCATCTGTTGGATCTGATATCGATGGTAAAGAACTCTCTTTTGTTATTTCTAATATCGGAGACAAGGGAGCTGAAATAGGTCAAGGATTAGTTGACCAGATTGGCGATGATACATATCGTGTTGAAGAGGTGAGTGTAAAAGATATTTATGATAACAATCCTGAATTTAGAAGTTATGTAGAGTCTTATAAGAAGGGTTCTATTGATGCAGATGTAATGATGGTTCCTGCTGTGTTGAAAGATAACAGCATTGTTGATGGAAGAGCTAGGCTTGCAGAGCAATTCTTATCAGGTAAAGACAGAGTTAAAATATTTAAAAACATAAGCAATGCCATTAATCAAAGCCAAGTCCAAGAAGGAAGAACAGAAGGTGATATCGTCCAACCTCAGGGAATTATACAAGGACAACCAGAAGTCGGGCAAAGAGAAGGGCAACAAGGGCAAACCCAGATCACGCCAGCAAATGTTAGCGATAGCAATATCGTCGGCGAAGTAGTTGTTCCCGAACTACCTAAAACAGAGGATGTAACTCCTGAACAAAAGAAAGAAGTTATTAAACAGAAATTTGATTTTATAACTGATCAAGACTTTGTTCAAGAATCTTTCACACAAGAGGAAGATGTAGCATATAGATCTACGTTACCAGATTCTGGATTTGCTAACGAGCAAGAATTTAAAAACTTTTTAGAGACTGGAGAGTATGCAATGCTAACTGGACAGAACCCAGAAGCTGTCCCTGTTTCTAAAGAGACTAATATAAAATTAAATGATCGTGCTAAAGAATGGTTATCAAGTAATGGATTAAAATATATTCCAATTTTTGGTAAGTACGGAAATTCAGAGAGATCATTCATGGTTCCAAACATGACAAAGTCTCAAGCAGTTGAATTTGCAAAAGACCTTAGCCAAGATTCTGTTGCGCACAGCTCAGGTTTAGTATACAAAGACGGATCATTTAACCCTAGAGAAGAAGGGGCTGTTATTGATAACTTATTTAATAGCGCAGAAGATAACTTCTCTTCAATAAATATATCTGGTTCGCCCGTTGATTTTAAGATAGATTTTGATTTTAAAACTACTATACCTTCCGGTGCTGAGCAGCTAACTCAAGAGCTCATCAAAGAACCGGTCGCTAAAGTTCGAGAGTCACTGAAGTCTGCCGGCATAACTGTTGATCTTATTGAAGACCCAGCAGAGTTTGATAGGCAAGTTCAGCAGCTCGGGGGACAAGCTGGTATGGAAGGCGTATTCTTAGCAGCAGACGGCAAGGTACTACTTAATGAGCAAAAGCTCAAAGAGGGAACTAATGCTGGAAGAATTATATTCCACGAAGCTTCTCACCCAATAATAAACATAATTAGGAATACAAATCCAGAGCTATATAAAAAAGTTGTTGCCGGTATTAATTCATCATCTGATAACCCAGCTATCCAAAAGGCTAAGGCTTGGGTGGAATCTAATAAAAACGTATACAATACTGACACTAAGGTAGAAGACGAGACTATAGTTGAAACCATTGCTATGGTGGCTGATGGTACTCTAGATTTAGATACGGTTCCTACTGGTTTAAAACAATCTATAATAGATATTGTAAATCTCATAGCGAGAGCTTTAGGTTTTGGTCAGGTACTAAGCGATACAGATACTGCTGCATTTAAAAAGTTGGCTGAACAAATTACTGATGTACTTACATCTGGTAGAGATATAGCAGAGATTGTTGGTAGAGAAAATGTAAGAGAGTATATGTCTAATCTTGAGTCCCCCGAACTTGTCGGTGGTGGTTCAATATCGGTTCAACCAAAAACCACAGAGTCTGCCCCTGTTAACGTATACGAATCCAAAGAGACAGAGGTTCTTCCTAAGAGAACATTGCAAGATGTGTACGATCAATACGAAGGCAAGGCTGTCGTAATTAATTCTGACCCTACAAGGGTTGGTGAACTTACTCTTCCATCGGGTAAAAAAATATTCATGTATGGAGGACCGGGATACTTATCTCTTAAGGATAACGTAAACGGTAATGTTGGTTTTGCTACAACACAGATTAGCAAGGTTAATACATGGATGAAATATGTTAATGAGTTGTTTGGCGATAAGCCCGGAGTAACTCTTGTAGCAACTCAAGCTCCAATATCTATTTTAAGTAATTCGTATGCACTTAGATATGTAATGGATGGTATATCTCAGTTACCAAAGAGTGTATTAAGGTCGTCTGACTTTAAGAATGAGTTCTTTGGTAAGGACCTTGTGTTATTAAAAGATGCATTTGGTGATAAGGCATATAAAGAATTTGTAAATAAATATAAGAAAGCTGATCTGTCTAATCCTAATGCAATTAATGAGATGATCTCAGAGATGGCGTACAAGGTTGGTGATGATAATAAGCCTGCAAGTTTCAAAGCTCGTGGGGCATTTGTTGCAAACCTTCTTGGTGGTATTGAACAAAAGGCTAAGCTTAAGACAGTAGAAGGAGATCAAGGTTACGTATCAAAGAAGCCTAAAAAATATATTTCTGGCCAGTTGTTTAACAGGCTCGGCCTTAATGCAGAAAAAGTAATTAGAGAGATAGGCGAGCCATCTATTGTAGATCTTTATATGAATGAAGGGAAGTGGGGTATGGCTGTGTCTGGATTTGAAACAGATCCTGCGATGACAGTTGAGTCTGTTCAGGCTGGTGGCATTAAACATCCTTTGTTTAATGCAAAGTTTCCGGGTAAGAATGCATTTGTTCTTGATGGAGCTTACGATGTAAATCAAATGTTTTCTCCAATTGAAATGACTGGTCCGTCTGGCGCACCTTACACTAAGACTGCAGGGCAAATGCTTGCTGGTAGTATGTATGTAAAAGGACAGCCTGTAGTGGAAGAAGGATCCTTTGAATATAAGACAACTCCTGCTGTTGGTGGCTCAATACAGTCTAGTACTGGCGGAAGAGATCTTACTGGTAATATAAATAATAGACTTACTGATGATGGTAAAGGCAACTATGTCTTCTTCCATTACAGCGGAAAGAAATTAAGTAAGATCGATCCTTCTAAGTTCGGTGCTAACCTTGCAACAGGAAGAGATGAACGTCCGGGTGTTGGATTGTCTATGTACTATGTAGATAACAAGACACTTGAGTCTGGTGTGCCTAGTGACTTTGGTTACGCTGTGCGTATACCTAAGGATAAAGTATATCCATTCAACGAAGATCCACTAAACTTATATGACCAAGCTAAAAAAGAATTTGAAAAGGATTATCCGGGTCAGGCATTTGATGCAAACAAACAAATAGGTTACATAACTAAGGTTGCTAACGATAATGGATTTGATATTACTGTTGCTAACTGGAACATCAAAGGCCGTAAAGCGTTAAGAGCACAGACTACAAAGTCATTAAAGCCTGAGGTGTATAAGCAGAAGGTATTTAAGAATGGCTCCGAAAGAGAGCAGTTTAATGAAGAGCTTCAGAAGTTAAAGCCCGGAGTTCAAGCCTCAGTAGGCAACCGTGATATCATCAACGGATTCTATTCTCCAATTGAAGATCGTATCAACACATTCAAACAACCTAAGGCTTCTGTTCAGAAGTGGAAGGATATTGTTGGAGTGAAGTCTGATGAGGCTGTGTTCTCTGGATTAGCGGACTGGCTCGGGGGAATGAAGCCTGACCGTCAACTATCTAAAGAAGAAGTAAACAAGTTCATAAAGGATAACAGAATTGAGATTAATGAAGTAGTGAAGGGCAAAGGTGTTAAGATGTCCCAGTCTCAAATAGACGATGTGTATAACGGAGTAAGGGATCAGTTGTCTAACATGGACATGATTGATGATGTTGACGGAGATCGTAACAACCCATTGGACGTTTGGTATAACAACCCGACCGATGAGAACTATGATGCACTTGGTGAATTCACGGAAGAGCGTGGTGTCGATCTGAACTTCATAGCAGATGCTGAAAATGACGGAACTAAATTCTCCCAATACCAACTCCCCGGTGGAGAGAACTATAAGGAGGTGTTGATTACTTTACCTAGAAATGAAGATAAAGCTATTGAAGAATACAATAAGGCTAAAGATCAATTTGATGAATTTCAAAGAAATATAGATATGCCTACCGATGCAGACAAGTTGAGATACGGTGTGTTGTTTAGAAAAATAAAAGAATTAGAAAATAAACTTCCAAAAGATACTCTTATTCAACAAGGAAGGGCCTATCAGGGTACTCAACCTTTTAGGGCCGACCACTTCGATGAAGCCAACATCATCACTCACCTCAGGATGAACACCCGTACCGATACAGATGGTAAGAAGGTATTGTTCTTGGAAGAGGTGCAGTCAGACTGGGGGCAGAAGGGTAAGAGGGAAGGTTTTAATATACCTCCTTTGAGTGCGAAAGAAGAATCAAGGTATTGGGAGTTGGTTAAATTAGATGACATATCTGCCGATGAAATACTAGAATTAAAAACACTTACTAATAAAAGGGCAAAACAAATTGAAAACAAAAATGGAATTCCAACCGCCCCATACGTAACAAACACCAACGCTTGGGTAAAGCTTGGGCTAAAGGTTGCATTGAAGGAGGCTGTCAAGCAAGGCGCTGATAGGATTGCTTGGACTACAGGTGAACAACAGATTGAAAGATATGATTTGAGTAAATTTATCAAGAGGATTGATTTTATAAGAATGGGAGAAGATAGATATAAATATGAAGCAGCAGGGCTAGATGGCAAAAGAATTGCCTACGATGATGATGGCACTACATCATTGGAAGAGATAGAGGGTATGTTTGGTAAGGACATAGCAGAAAAAGTAAAATCAGATAAGTACGGGGATTTAAGGTTGCAAGGTGATGGTTTAAAAGTTGGCGGCAAAGGAATGAAAGCATTCTACGGTGATGCACAGACACCGGGTATTGTAGGTAATGTAGCTAAGGCTTTGGTAAAAGAGTTGACTGGTAAGGAAGGTAACACTGTTGAAAGCGTTATAAATACAGGTGGTAAACTTCCAAACGAAATGACAGTTGGTGAAATACAAGCGGCTGGAGGCGTTGATGCTGTTAAGGCTTCAAATGCAAATAGTATACAACCTGCCATCGATATTACCCCCGAACTCAAGGCTTCGGTTCAAGGAGGTATTCCACAGTTCTCTGTTGGCAACCGTCCAGAGAACAATGCAAACTTTAAGCTTGGCGCATTCGTAATGCGTAAGAAAGCTGAAGGTGCTACTGATGGTGAGATTGCAATTGCTATCGCCAGTGTAACTGGTATGAAGCCTGAAGACATCAAGACCTTAATCGACAACCCAGAGCAGTACATCAGGGATATGTTCCCTAGTATGACTAAGCTACAGCAGGACAACCTTATTCAGAAGGCGAAGATCCAGAATATATACAGAGGCAGACAGTTCGGGAAACCAATTGACAAAGCATTCACAGGATTAGAAGTTCCGCAAGAATATGTAGATGAGTACATGCAGAGGACTGCTAAGTCTGACAATGCTGTAAAAGAATGGGCTACTGATTTTAAAAACAAATGGTTAGATCCTGCTAAAGGATTACCTGATTGGGTATTGGCTATTAAAGACTTCGCATCTGGAAGTAAGAATATAGAAATAGCAAGAGCTTCAAAGACTATAGAAAGATTAAAGGATGAAGCCAAGAAAATTGGGTTCACAGATTGGGATGCATTTGGTAAAGCACTTGTAGTTGCAAAGGATGTTAAGAGATATATTCCTAACGAAGATGGTGTTGTGCCATTTGATGCATACAGAGCAGCAGCTGGTAAGATGTTTACTACGCCAGATGACATGCTTCCTGCCTTGGTTCCTGATGAAATCAAAGCACTACCTGATGAAATTATTCCTTACGTATATGCTATGCGTGGGCAGATAGATAACTTAACTAGAGACTTAATTGGTAGTGGTTACGTTACCCCCGAGCAGGCAGTTACTCTTGAGAATAATATTGGTGCTTACGTTAATAGATCTTATCGCATGTTCAATGAGATGGGATACAAACCTGAGCCTGAGGTAATGAATGCTGCAATTAAATTCTTGGCGGATGACTATGTAAAGAAACTAGCAACAGATAAAGTAGGCGCAGTTCCTGATAAGCAGATATATGACGAAGCTGTTGACTTGGCGAAAAAAGATGTTGATGCTATATTAAATAAAAAGAAGAACCCATACTTTAACGAAAGTACTGATCGTAGAAATACAGGAATACTTCAAGAGAGACAAAACATATCAGAACCATTACGCAAATTAATGGGAGAATATACCGATCCGGGTACTGTGTTCATGATGACTGTAGCAAAACAAGCTGCTCTAAAATCTTCTAGTCAATACATGGGAAAGCTTAGAGAGAATGGTATGGGTACTTTATTCTTCGAGCAGAACGACCCAAGCAGACCAGCTAGTCACAGTGTACAAATTGCTGCTGCAGGAACAGAGTCTATGAATCCACTTGGCGGATTATACACTACTCCAGAAATAGCCGAGGCTATTGAAATGGCGGAGCCTACCTATAACGAGCTTACTCAAGCTTGGATGAAATTGGTTGGTGCAGTAAGATGGGGTAAGACTGTAGGTTCTGTTGCGACACAGTTTAAAAACTTTGAATCTAACTTAGGATTTGCTGTGCTGAACGGGTACCTTATGTCAGGTCAGAATACTGAATCATTTAAAGCGTCTGCTAAATATGTAAAGGGACAGTATTCTAAGGCAGAGATTGACGCCATCACAGACAAGGTGATCAGATTGAATTTGGTTGGTCAAAGTGTTGGAGCTCGGGAGATAAAGGAAATGTTAGGCAGTGGTGACGTTCATGATATCGCTCTTGACATTGCTCTTAATCCTGATGGCAAGTGGGGTAAGAAAGTAGCTAAGAAATTAAACGTATTCAAAGAAGCTAATAAGCTTTATAGATTGGGTGATGACTTCTGGAAAGTATATGCATACATGACAGAAAGGGAACAACTATCTGATGCTAGGTTCAATGGATCTAAGTACGATGGATTAACTAAAGAACAACAAGAACAGATTGATGTAGAGTCATCTGAAAGAGTTAAGAATACATGGCCTACTTATGACAGAGTAATTGAAGGCGCCAAGTTTGTAAGCAAGCGTGCTCCTATCTTTGGTAACTTCATTAGCTTCCAAGCTGAATCACTTCGTGTTCTTACCAATTCAATTAAGATGGCGAAGCAGGACATGGCTGACCCTCAGCTTAGGCACTTAGGTGTTAGAAGAGCTGTAGGTATTGCTGCGTACTTTGGATTAAGGTCTGCAATTACAATAGGCATAGCTAAGATGGCAGGATTTGCTGCTGCTGGTGTACTTGGTGCTGCGTTTGGTGATGATGAAGAGGAGCGTAATAAGCGTGCTATTAAGCAGGCATTACCACCGTTTATGAGAACATCTGATCTAGCGGTTATCAGAACTAAAGAACCACACAAGTTTACTGTAATCAGTCTTTCCTCTCTTGATCCATACGCAATCATTCCTAATTCGATGAATGCTTATACTGAAGGTAGAGAAGGGATATTTAGCAAGACTATGGACCCGGGAGTTGGTGCTGCTACTGCAGAATTATTCAGCTCATTCCTTGAGCCAGAAATGACATTCTCAACTATGTGGTCTGTGGTTAATAACATTGATCCTAAGACTAAGCAGGAGATTGTAATTAGCTCAGACACTGACGCACAAGCTGCTGGTAAAGTTGGAGGTAAAGTGTGGGATATGCTTGAGCCGTCTTCAGTTGCTTTAGTTCAGAGGTTCTTTGAAAGGAAAGATAAGGAGGCTGAAATATTGGCGATCGGGGGTGCACGTCCATACGACGTAGATCTTCACAAATCATTTGGATATATACTAAGCCAGTTCGGAAAGGATATAGACGCCATCAATCGTGAGTACAACTCAATCAAGTACAGAGAAGAAATGTCTAAGCAGGATAAAGACGCAGCAGAGATGGCAGCTGAGGATAAGAAAGCATTTGCTATCAGTAAAATAAATGAAACCTACAGAGACTTTATGAACCTAGGAGCAGATCCTAAAGTGCTTAATGAATTGATCAATCAAAGATCAGCAGTTAAGGTAACAGGGTTTGATAAGAATACGAAGAACTCAATCAAGACAGGTAAAATACAAAAACAAAAACTATTCAAATGATGAACGAAGACCCGTATGCTCCTTATGAAAAAGAGGGTGCAAAGAAAAGGATACCTGCTTTAAAGTCTAGTCTTGCTTCATACATACAATCTCCAACTTATAAGAAAAGATTGGAAATGCAGGGTGTTAAAAATCCAGACAAGGTAATTAAGGAGAGGCTTGAGAAGCTACCTCAGATAGAAGTAACACAGGGTATGAGCCCAAGCCTTGCGTATATCTTTACAAAACCTAATCAGAAAGAAAGGGTTCCTGCACTTACTGTGAAAGGCAAAGACTCCGACTATACAATGATGCATGAGCTCTCTCATACCACAAACTATGGAGACGTATTCTTCGATCCTAAGAAAAACAAATATGCAAAAGATAAATTTGGAGATGCTAGTACCGCTAGTGGAAAAGGTATGAGTCAGAACGAGATGATGTTTCTTGTAAACAAGTCAACTCTCCCTGACAAGGTAAAGAAAGAAATTGCAGGTAGAGCTAAAGAAGGCGCAGAAAAATGGGGAACTTTTCAAAACCCAACAGAGGGTATGGCTGGTGAGGCGCATTCATTCGACCCTAGTGAGTTTAAGTCTGACCTAGATGCTGTTAGATTATTGTTTAAAGATTATGGTATTACCAAAAACTTTGGCCAAGACATAGATGAAGCCACAATAGAGAAGGCAATTAAGAATCCTAAGGTAGCCAATGAGCCACACTTCCAAAGACTGCTTAAGAATTTCGGTAAAAAGAATATTATAGAAATTAATAATAAGGTAGCAAAAGGTGGACTAGCCAATGCAGTAATGTCAAACATGGTATAATGGCACTATATAAAATGATGGGCGAAGACCCAAAAGTCAAGGCAGCTAAGAAGGAATCTGAGAAGGTCGTAATAAGACGTTTACTTGAGCAGCCATTGAGATACGATGGTAACAAGAAAGCTATTGAAGTTATTAATAGGGTAGCTCAGAGGAGTGGGTTACGTCCAGCATTTATTGCTGCTAACGCCATGCAGGAAGGGATGAATTCTGCTATCAAAGACGATAAGAACATGGAGATGAATGAGTCTTTTGCAGAGTTTGCTGGAGAAGATATCATTAAAAAATATCCTGTTGATGGATTTAACTATTATGGATTAGACACATTCGGAGATAGCGTACAATCCCTAAAAGATAAAGGATACTTGGAAAAAGACTTTGACTTTGCTCCATACGAAGTTAGTAACGAGAGAGGGACAAGGGTAAAAACTGGTGCATTTAAATCTCACGAGGATGCACTGATGGCTAAGGCTGCTTACCTGAAAGGATTTAGAGATCAGGTTCGTGATTACTCTGCTAAGAATAAAGTAAAGATCAATCCAAAAACTGAAGAGTACTTGACTATGAGTGCTTACAACGGTGGGTTCGGTAATGCAAAGATGATGATTGATGAACTTGCTTCCGGTAAGTTTGATCAAGACGAATACGTATCAAAGGGGTTGACATCTAGAAAAGGAGTTCATAAGAATGTAGCGCCAAGATTAGACAAGATGAATATGATTGCCAAGATGTACGAGGGACCAAGGCCGCCATATGAAGCACCAATGCCTGCATTTAAAACACTATCAGAAACAATATATGGCAAAGATTGATTCAATTAAACTAACCTTTGGTAAGCGCCGTAAGGGTAAGGCCAAGAAACGCAAAGGGCCAAAGGAAAAGACTGTTTCAAAATACACAGGTCAGGGAAGATGCTAGCAAAAAAAAGAAATCCAAAGCTATGGGAAGCTGCCAAGCGTGAGGTCAAGGCAGAAGGTAACAAGCAGGGCAAGCAGTTTGTTAAGCAACCTGATAAGATAGCTAAGAAGACTGCTAAGTATCGCTAATTAATTTATAATTTTATCTAGGAATACTCCGTGCTCTTCCAAAAGTGCAAAGAGTTTGTCGTACACCAGATCTGCTCCATCGTAGGCGTCTATGTTTTTGTCATCCTCCTCAGCTGCTTCTATTATCCTATCTACACTCTTCTTTGAACTGGACAGTTCCCATAGAACAAGGGCAAGATCTGTTGCCTTAATACATCTGTAGTGTTCCATTGCTTCGTCTGGATCGGACAAGTTAAATTCGATTGTTGCTTTCATTTCATATATATTTTAGAGAATCCGTTATCAATAATCTCTTGGTTAATTAATCTTTTATCCACATAGATATCCACAAGTGGGCGACCATACTTATCCAGTTCCCTGCTTATGATTGTTACCTCTGCTGGCAAGTTATCTATCAGGTACTGCTTAGCCTCTAGTGCTCTAATCTTTTCTTCTGGGTTTTTGGAATTAAGTTCGGGGGTATTAATTCCGTACAATCTGCAATTAGACTTCCAGTGTACAGTAAATCCTAGGTCAATATCTAACCTAACCGTGTCACCGTCAATGATTTTTTCTACCCTTGATTTGTAAGTATACATAGAATATTGTCTTTAGTTTTGATAAAATTTAATCTTATGAAAGAGATGTTAGAAAACGTAAAAACTAGCTTGTTTGGAGCAGTCGCTGGTCTTCCAATGATTTATGAAGGCGCTATGGCAAATGATTGGAAACTTGTTCTTGCTGGTATCGGCATGTTACTTGTCGGTATCTTTGCTAAGGATTCCGGAAAGAAATAATAAAGGGGGGGCTAGTTCCCCTCTTTTATTTCTATTGCATTTCCAAATGAACTTAACCCAGTCATTCTACCATCTGTAACACAGGATCCATTTGAGAACACGGTCTTATGTCTTGAGTAGTAGCTAACTCCTTGGTTCTTTACCCCATCCATGTCATGAATGTGTCCAAACAATGACAGCCTAGGGCTATTCCTATATATCCACTTAGCCAAAGCGCCATCTCCACACATTTCTAGATCGCCATCTTTATTAAATGACAGATCTCTGACTCCCTTTGGTGGACCGTGAGTTATTAAAACATCTGTATCTTCTGGTATAGACTCCCAGACCTTGTTAATCTTGTTTCTAGCCTTCATAAAGGCCCAATCTCCAAAGGTTGGGGTGATAGGACTACCCCAGAATTTGATGTCATCTATGGTCACGCAATCGTTCTCTAAATAGATTATGCCAGCGTCCTTCCATTCCTCTGGTCTGATCAGTTTTTTTTCAATAGACGTATCGTGATTGCCTGCAACATATATCTTGTTTGGGCAAGGGACTTTAGAGTACCATCCCATAAATCTTCTTACCTCGTCGCTGTTTCTAAACGGATCTCTCCAATTAGAGCAGTCACCACTGTGTACAATGACATCGTAGTCTAGGTCTTCTAGCTCTTCGTGAAATCCGTGGGTGTCTGAAATGTGCAAAAGTTTCATTTTAATGTAGTTTTAATAAAGTTTTCCAATGCGTCTCTTTGTTCAGAATCCATGTGAGTCATAAGCCTGAGCATCTCATCAAAGAATAAATGGTCATTATCTTTTGCTGCCTTTCTCTGCTCGGGGGATATCTTTAATTCTATAGCAGACTTAAGCCACTTTAGCTTAGTAAGAATCGGTGGCATAGTTTCACGGAATACAATACTCCTAGTACTAAATAGATCTTCAGCATAAGTTAAGCCATTGCATATACTGGCGTGAAGAAGTTCAAATGATTCTGCCTGAGACTTAGTTAATTTAATTGCCATCTTGTAGTTCATTAAGCATAAATAATATCTGACCTATTACAATACCTAGATTGATTTCGGATCCCTGCTCCACCGCCTTGGCTAGTGATGAGTGAATATCTTTTATCTTTTTTCTGGGGATGTTGTATCTTATTGCTTCATATATCTCGCTGCCCTTCATTTGAAAGGACATATCAACTTTGTCTTCAGGGAAGTACAAACTATATACGGTGTCTTTATTTATCGATAACATATAATAATTGTTTTACTTTGTTATCTAAATCTTCCAGACTACCATCGTTTACAATACGATAATCAAAATCATAGTGATCTAACTCAGTCTCTGACTTGTGATTATTAATGGGACCAACTCCGGTCCTGTCAATCCTAACCACAATACCATCACGCTCTTTGATGGCGGATGCCTCATTAAGAAACCTAGTGTCGGTGATTATCCATTTTGGATAGGTTGTACGGTCTGTATCTATATCATACATTCCTATATATTCGGCCATCAAAGCATTCACCCATGTGTTCTCATGTAGTCCATGTCGAACAGCATCAGTGCCTAGCTTCTGTAGAAACTCCCGAACCGTCATAGCTCGCAGCTCGGGGGCTGCGTTATACTTAGGCTCAACGTCTGTACCAGTTACATGTAGCTTATAAGACCATACAAACCAATCCATGCTAAGATCAGCAGCCTTGAAGTCTTGATCCTCAAAGTCAGTAACAGGATGACCAGTAAGAATACTAGCCACCTGCTTAAGCTTATCAGAAAACTTTCTAATCTGAAAATTGTTTTGATATTTTTTAATCATCTTAGCTATCTCGTCCTTTCCAGTTGTAGCATAACCATTTAGACCTATGATCATAAGCTCTTAATTGTTGTTGTTTTAACTAATTCAAAAGAAGATTCAGTATATGCCATCAGCGCAGCAAGTAGTATGTCTGCTTCGTGATAACCTAATTCAAACTCTACTGAACCAAGGGCAAAGGTGACGCCATTGCCATCGTCATACATTACACAACATATATCGCCTTCACAAATCCAGTCTCCATTGTCTGCGTATTTAACTATAATCTTTCTGTCTGTCTTTTCTAAATCGTATTGATATTGATCGTCTATATGTACTTGCATAATGATAAAATTTAGGGACGCCCGTGCACCTGCAGCGAGACGCCCCCTAGGTTTTAGAATGGTAGGTCCTCTGTTGGTTTCTCCTTTGGTTGATAATTATCTTCCTGAAGACGGTAGTCAGGTGATCTCTCGCCTTCTTTTTTGAATGTGTTTGGCCAAGCAGAGTAGCGTTTATCGCCAATGGTGATAGATAAGATTTCTACTGCTCCGTTCTTGGTGTTCACGGTTTTCTTCCATGCTCCACCTGCTGACTGGTTGTTGCTCATTTTTTGAGATTTATTGTTATGAAATAATTTAAGAAGTAAAATCCGATTTCCAGCTTTTTATCCGCTGGGTCGTACATAAGTGTAATGATAGGTAAGATCATATAGACCTCTACTGTTCCTGTTTCAATTGAGAGTTTCATGGTTTTATAATTTGATTAGTAATTAACATCTGTAGTAATTCTTTAAAGTCTTCAATAGACATGGCGACTATCGTTCCCTTTCTGTTTCTTTTATGGAATACAACATTGTAGTTGGAATCCTTTGGCATCTTGGCGAGGACATCATGTATACTCCCGAGCTTCTCTACTGCCTTTGCTTGTACTGAGAATGGATCGGTATAGCACAGGTCAATACCTTGATCGTCTTTGTTCTTAGACTCAGACCTAGAGCTTACTGCCTTGGTCCATCCCAATTCTCTGAACCAGTCTCTGATGACAAGTTCGTAGTGATGTCCTTTGACTCTTGGATTAATCGCCATATCCTACCTGTTTTATATATTTCTTCTATCGTTGACCAGCTAACCGAAGCATCAAACACGGTTGGATAAAACTCATTTGGTTTCCAAACCTGCTGCATGTAGTATTGCTTACCCGGCTCCACATCTTCTATACTTGGCCGTTCTAGTAATCCATCCCCCGACCTGTCCACCACATATTCGCACAGCCTACCACCTCCGTTTAGCATCTTCCATTGCTCCTTAAAAACGATCTGCAAGTGAGGCGAAACCTTGGATTTCCCTAGAGCTGATCGGCTGACCGATGAACTTTGTTTTGTCCGTGCCATTGTTAATCATTTCTGCAGCATTGTATCTGCTATTGTTAATGTTAAAATTAAAGAACCCTGTACCAACCTGACCAGAGTATCTGAACCTAACCTTCCACCTGTATACCTCTGTCTGTTTGGTTTCCATGTTCCTGTATACAGTCATGCCGTTATCAGGAAGGTTAAACCAGTGAGAGCTATCTCCAACATCATACCCATTAGGAACCTTGTAAATGCCATTCTTAACTTCAGTCATCTTCTTTGGGTGTGCCACTAGAAATACATGAACACCATAGTTCCTAGCAAACCTTGACACATCATTCATCATGTTCTTAATCTGATGATGGCGTGTATCTGTCTGGCTGCTCATACTCTTTTCTACAGTACTCATGTTATCAATGACCATAATATTTATACCAAACCTCTTGACCATATACTTAGCCTTTTCTATAATACCCTCAATGGACAGGTCATTATCACTAAGCCTATAGTATTTAAAATGATCATTAAGAAATGGTATTAGATTATCTATCTCTGGTTTAGAGATCCTAGCACCATAATCTGAATTAAAAAAGCTTTTGCCTGATGCTATCTGAAGCATGTCTGTAAGAGCGAATGCAGTGTTGGCTTCCTCTGCTGAGTATATGAATGACTTAAGGCCATGCATTTCTGCAAGCTTGTAGATTACATTCTTAATAAAGGTTGACTTACCATGGCCGGGGATACCTGTTACCAGTGTAACCTGACCGGGATGCCAAATAAAATCTCCGTACACTTCATATCCTGCAGGAGCTCCGCCTTCATACAGACTAAATATCTCTGCACTTACACTTGATGCATCATCAATACCTTCAACTGGGTATGGCGAAGCTGAGTTAAGGCATTCTAATAACTTGTCCTTACCTTCCCTAACTAGTGTATCGTTGGCGTCCTTGTGTGGGAATTCAACTATGTAGCAATACTCCTTACCAAATCTTCTAGCCAGTTCACTTCTAAGAGACTGGCCAGCCTCATCCATGTCACATGCTAGGTATATCTTCTTGTCTTGGAATAGGTGAATATAATCCTCTAACCAATCAAGTTTCTGATTGCCTTTGCTTGCGCCGTTAGGTACAGAGATAGCCGACTTGATGCCCGCCTCATAGAAAGACATAGTATCAATCTCTCCCTCTGTGATAACAACACAATCGGAATCATTATCAAGAACGATATCAATGCCGTAAGGGCCAAGCCTAGCGCCACTAACAAGCTTAAAGTTTTTGTCACGATCTCTAAACTTAATATTGAAAACTTCTTCATTTTGAATGTAGTTAAAGTGAATGGTTCTGGTTTCTGCATTTACCTGAGGCATGTAGTCTACACCTTCTGATACCTTGTATCTTAGAAGAGTTTGATTAGAAATCCCCCGAGCTGCAAACCAATCAATAACTTGTTGAGATAGTTTCTTAAGTTCGGATGGTGGTTTTACATATTCTTTCTTTGGTTTTTCAACAGACCCCTTGTATCCACAGTTATGGCACTGCCATATACCACGATCCACATCAACAGACAGACAAGGATCTGTCTTGTTTTTTCTTGTAGGGGAACACTGAGGGCATGGAACTTTCACGTTGCCGTGTTGGTTTTCCCTTACGTTAATTCCCAATAATCTGAGTTGCTGAATCATGTTTGTGTTGGTTTATCCAGTAGTGATTGGCGTCATCTAAGTACTTAAGAAACTTACCTGAGAAGATCGTAGATGGTCGGTTGTATTCCTTCATCTTATCATCAACACCCCAAGTCAAAGCCTTGTGCGTTATTACACTTTTAAAGTGATCAATGGTGAGCTTCGGATTGTTCTTAAGAATCTTGATAGCTAGATCGGTATTCGCAGGTACTTGGTATTTGGTAGAGTTTATTTCATTGAACAAACGAATCACCTCAACAGCTAGATCTTTCATGTCGTCCTTGACTACAACGTCTTCCCCTTGATGCGCCAAGTACCATGTCATGCTGGGGTAATAGTATCCGTTATCTTTCTTTTCAATCAGATGATGCTCGATCAAATACTTCATGCTCTGACTTATGGTCTGAGCCGGAAGTCCTAGTTGCTCAGACAGGTATCCAACACCAGTACCCTTTAGTGTAGGGTATAGGTTGGCACAGGCTTGGCATACTATGTACGCCACAGGATGAAGGCCTAACTTTTCCCGAACTGAGTGATCGATTATTGAAATCATATGTTAATGTACTCTTCAATTTTTAAATATGGATTGCGTTTTGTTTTACTTCTAATTGCGTTTAGGCATAGACCTACCTTCACATAGAACTTTGTGATTGCATCCTGATAAGATTTAAGAACACCAATAGACTCTCTCTTCTTACCTTCACGATAGTACTCTCTAAACTGCATAAGCTTGTGACGATATGAATCGTAACCGCAATCTAAGTAATTCATTATTGATGCAGAATCGAATCCGTACATGTCAGCTAGACCAACGAATATTGTTCTAGCCAGTTCCTTATTACCTTCGTAATCTTCATTCGTCTGTAAAGGTTTTAATCCTTCCTTGTCCCAAATAAACTGAGGCCTCATTACTTCTTCTAGCTCCTTAAGTTTGATCATAATTTATCCATTTCAATTTGTATCCAATCCTGTAATTGTATTAACACCTCTAGTCTTCTATCGCTTTCTAGGGTAAAGTATTCAGCGTATACTTTAAACACCTGAAACCTTAGCTGCCCTGTCTCGTCTACATAGTAACTAAATTCTTCGCTCATAGCTTAACACTAAATGATTTTCTCCAAGTTATCTTTCCGTTAGGCAGCATCATTGTGGTTGCGCCTTCCTTTTCCATTACCTGCTTTAGTCTATTCTGAAACAGCTGCTTCTCAGATTCAAGAACCTTGATACCTGCGTTTAGCTTTGTATAGCTAAGTGCCCACTGGCCACATTCGTCTGTGCCTTGGATGGTAACCTCTTCCTCTCTAGCCTTATGCTTTTCAGAAACAAAATCATTGAATGCTTGGCTATTGTCAGCGTCCGGTTCATAATGGGAAGCGATCTGAATTTGTTCATTCACATCATTTGTCTTTTCAATCTCTTTCTTAGCCGCCATTACACGGTTATGAAACTCTTCAGCAGCAAGCAGGATTGAATCCTGTATACCCCTGTTCGCTTCGAACGTAACACATCCAAGCTCTCTTCCATCCTTCAGATAAACTATTTCTCCGTAGCTCCATTCAGTTACCAGTAAGTAATGCTGTAGCTGAACGAGATAGCTCGGGGGAATCCCAGCTTCATAGGAATCGGCAGAGTATCCTGAGATAGTTTTCACTTCCAAGACACCTGCCTTCCTCCCATGAATCGGATGTTTGGTGATCTTGCCATCGATATTGGCAAACAGGGTTGGGAACTTCCTGTTCTCAATTATGGCACGAACCTTTTTATAAGACTTGATCTTATTATTGTTTAATGTATTCTCTACCCATCCTTCATCAGTGCCATCATAATACTGCCAGCACTTTGCTACATAATCTTCCAGTTGTTTTCCGTGAAGCATAATCCCGTTCATCTTATTTGGAAGACGGCTGATGCCAACAGACTGATAGAATAGATTGATAGGGGACTTGTACTTATTCAATCCAAGCAGTGTACCTGCATCAGATCCTCCAACCATACCCCTGTCTACAAAAGAATGGCGAAGATTTTGCCATTCAGACTCGCTTAGCTTGGCTGTCGGTGTTAGTTTTAAGTGCTTCATTTCTTAGCTGCTTTGGTTACGGCTTCCGCCTTAGATTGATTAATCATTGTGGTAAGAAGTTTCTTCTGGGAATCATTCAGCTTATACTTCTTGATTGCCTGCTCCACTTCCTTGTACTTGCCATCTACTATAAACTTAACCATGGCGTCATACTTCTCTTCATCAAGAGATGGCGGTTCGGGTGCTTTATTACTACCTAGGTATGATCCCGAATCGGTTGTTGTTGTAAATGTTATATT